CTAAACGTTTTTTATACCCACTACCTTACGTTTGGGGCACCCTTGGGACACAACGTCAGAAAAACTGTTATTCAACATTTCCACCTGGTTGCGGTCCATCTCTCCGATCCACTTCGAGTAAATCTCATAAACCATCTTTGCATTCTCGTGGCCCATCTGTCCGGCGATAAAGGACGGGTTAGCCCCGGCAGTTAAAAGCCAGCATGCGAACGTGTGGCGCGATTGGTAAGGGCGTCTGCTCCTGATCCCCGCCTTCTTTAATCCTGCCTCCCAACTATACCCCAGAGACTGAGAACCGTAATACTTCGTTTCCCCGCGCCAGTTTTTTGGCGGGACAAACACGAACCGCAGTTTTTGTTGTTCAGTTAACCCATGTTCGCGGTGATGGAAAGTGATTTCGGTTTTGCTTAACGCGCCAGTTAACTTGAATTGCTCACGTAAAGCGTTCAGCGCAGGCTCAAGCAGGGTTACTGTTCTGATACCTGCTTCTGTTTTAGGTGGCACAAACAGTCCCTCATTGGTCTGATTACGCCTGACGTGAAGCTCACCCTTATCAAGGTCCACATCCTCCCAGGCTAAAGCTGTAAGCTCTCCATGCCGAAGACCAGTAAAGATAGCTGTAGTCCAGAGCAAAGCATACCGAGGAGATAACGCTTTTATGAAACCTTCGTATTCACTCTGAAGAAGCGGATCCGGGTCTCTCCTGGAGCGCTTGAGCATCTTTATACCTTCGTGAGGGGTATGCTCGATAAAGCCGCTCAGGTTCGCCAGTTTGAGCAACGCAGTCAGATTGTTCATCAGGCCGTTGACCGTGGAGACAGCGCGACCTTTTCTTTTAAGCCAGGGTGCGTGATCGCTAAAGGTGTTGCCAGTTAATAGCGCGTTCCTGTAATTCAAAAGGTCGGTATGCTGAATATCAGCAATATGGGTATTGCTTCCGACGATAGCGCAAAGTGTTGCTATACGTGATTCTGCGCCTCTGTATGACGCAGCTGAGACCTCAAGCTTTTTGGCATTAAGATAAACTTTGCACAATTCACCGAAGGTTTTAATTTTTTGTGTTGTAGTGAATTTTTTAAGCGCTTTTGATTCAGGGAAGTGCTCTGCATAGTCAAATTTACCTTGCTGAATCTCACTAATAATTAAAGCACGGAGATTGCCAGCTTTTTTTATATTGCTATTTGATACAGTCCAGCCCCGCAAAACTTCGCGGCAACGTATGCCGCGATATAGAAAGCTAATTCTTATTCCTTTCCCATGCAGCTCTACGCCAGCAGGCATATTCATTATGTTTCCCCGACAAGCCTATTAATCCTGGTGTAGTTGTAGAGAAGCGTTACCCTTCCTTCTGAAGCTTTTGGATCTGGTGGGTGCTTCTTATAATGAATGCCCTCGATCCATCTCCCCTCCCGGTAAGATTTAATTTGCCGGGGAGTCATATACATCTTCGCTACAATTCCCTTTTCCATCACCCATTCATCTTCTTGAGTAATATCGGCCATAAATAACCTCATGGCCGGGAAACTATAATCAGTTCCCCGGTTTAATGTTGATTATTGGAAATCATTCAGTTTCTACAGTCGTATAATGCTATTTATGCGATAGAGCCTTTCACAGCCAGAAACGTAGCCATGGCTTTATCCACAATCTTCGCGTTGTGGTATTTGCTGATTGCCCAAGTGATAGCGAAGAGAATCCACCGGAAGTGGCTGGTATACGTTTTAAATGTCAGTCCATCGCAAACATCCCATGCACTCCAGCCCTCTGGCCAATCAGCGTCATAAACAGCCTGATAAGCTTCCCATTCGTTATTGAAGTCAGCCCGGCATAAGTCGCGGACTATTTCGCGTACCACTGCTTTGTCGCTATCTGGTGTATCGTCATCGTCGTCCCAGTCTTCATGTTCTTCTGGTTCTGCGCTTTCGTCGTCATCCAGGTAATCACTCAAAGACTCTTTCAGGCTTTTGCAGAATGCGTCGTGGTCATACTCTTTCGCCAGCATGTCGCGCGCCGAACAACCCGCGCCAGCTTCCAGCTTTTCAGACCAGTAATGGGTATTGATTCCTCCCTCCCAGGCACCAAAAAAGTCGAACATGTCCGCAATGCGACTGAATGTCCAGGTTCCCATGTCGCCGGTTACGGTCAGGTAACCAGGCCAGGTGATAACGTCGTAGTAGTAGCAGGAATTTACCGGCTGCTGCATGCGCAGGTGGCGATACAGTCCATCGTCACGGATGATTTCCAGGCGGTGAAGTGCTGTATCGATCAAAAATCGGGAATCGATTTCAAAGAAGCTCATGCTGCACCGCCTTTAACTCGTTTGAACTCGATAACCCAAACCCAGGGATTAGCATTCCAGTTTTCCTGCCCGTAAATCGATTGCCACAGGTAGGCAAAAGCATCGGTAGCATCAGGCTCTGGATTGGCGCATCCGCATGGCTCGGGTTCGCCGCAATTCAGACAGCCACCGTCAATAATGCCTTCTGCTCGCGCATCCTCTTCGCTGATAGCGTTCAGCCGCTCAACCCGCACGTCGGTGATTTCCAGCAGAATGCGGCTCGCCCAGCGCGGCATGTGCAGCGATGGTGTCCACTTCTCAGGAGTTGCCGGTTTATTGCAGACCGCCACAGGCACTCGGTGGGTTTGCTCCGTCCACGAATTTCGCTCGCTGGCTTTGTATACCAGGGTGGCGACGTCTGTAGCCCGGCTATGCACCCGAAAAGCCTCTCGCACCCAGATGCGATCGCCGACGGTGCCAAATGGACAGGCGAACGGTTTAGATCGTGACTTCAAGCCGGTTGCATCGGACTGCGACCAAAAATACTTACCGTCATCAATGCCGTTTTTGGATTCAACCACCCGGCGCAACCCAAGCTCTGAGTGCTCTGGCTGAACCTTCATAATCCGCCGCGTCTGCGTCTTCCGTCCGTCGAGGATGGCCCGCACCATCTCCCCGTTAAAAATCATTCCGCGTTCTTTCATCGCGAAGCCTCCGCTTTAAGCGCTTTGTACGCACGAAGCACATGTGATGTTTTCCCGGAAATAACCGTTTTCATAATAAAGAACCCGCTACGCTTAGAGCGAACGGAAGGGGCCAGGAATAAAGCAGTATCAACGGCGCGGTTGTGTAGGCGGAATTCGAATACCGTGCTGGTTATAATGGCTGTTGCGATTACACCTTTATCGTTAAATTCTATTTTCATAATTATTTATTCCACGCCGCTGGCCGTAATTGAAAGCTTGCTGGCCTTGAAGGTAATGACTTGCGAACTAAAGACTGTGTAGCCTTTAATTGGTCTTTCTTTTTTTCCTTTTCGTTACAGATAGGGCAGTAATATGCCACTTTGCGATAAGCTCCTCGGCCAGAAGGGCGATATTGCAACTCTTCGCGTGTAAAGGAGCCGCCGCAGCTGTAGCAGTGGAGTTTTTCGGTTTCCATAATTATTCCTTTGTTCAGGTGTGTGGATACCTGCCATTTAAGGCATTAATTCATTTGTTCGATAATTAAAATGAAACTTCGGTATTTACTTTATATTGACCTGTAAGCAAGTCAGCATCTACGGAAATTAAATCTCCGTAAAGGTCATAATTTAAAACCACATCCCGAAAGTTAAGACCTGAAAGTGCATCCGTACGACCGCAAAACATACGGTCTTCTTCGTGCTTTGCTGCTTCATGAATATCTTTTATTGACGCCATGGCATCAGACCACATGCCACTGTTACCGATAAATTGCGCAATGGCGAGTTTGCTTTGAGCTGCTTTAAAAGCCGGATTGCTTTGCAGAAAATTAGCCATTGAACACCCCCGTAACATGTAGAATTTTGATGATCGTCGCTGGCCAGGCAACAAGGCAGATAGCCAGAACAATTACCAGTGAACGAATACCGTTTCTGCTCATCTCCTTACCCTCGTGTGTGTTGAGTTCTAAACAGACCTTGCAATGCAGTGCCGGGTGCCTCCCGGTGATACCAGCCAGTTAACAACTGGTACCGACAGCTTCTTTTCCACCCCACTCTTTTTAGAAACGAGTGATACCGCTTAACTGAGCCGCGTGCGCATAGCCGCATTCACTGCATTGCAAAGCCTGTTGATTTTTAGCCTTCAGGCGGCCAACCGAACGTTTTCTTCTTGCCAGTCACTGTGCAGTGATAGGGTTGATGGCCTTAGGTTAGCCATGGCTAACAAGCAGGTCAAGATGTTTTTGTTTGCTATGGCTAACAATTTCGCTGTAGTTTGCTAGCCTAATGATAAATAGGGATTTTTAAATCGAAGCGAAAAAGCAGAGAGAACCCGGCCTTGGCCGAGTTGGGGGTTAATTTGATTTTGGTTTGTTCTTTCTCTTTCGAGTCTCAAGCATTTCTTCAAATAGCCGATTAAAGTTTTCGACTCGTGCACGCATTATCTCTAGTTGGGAGTCTTGCTCTGATTCTGGTAAAGCGTCGAATAGCTCTATCAATTCTCTGTGACGATCATCCAGCGGCGACTCCTCGGCAGGTAATGAATCTGGCGCCTGTTCGTCATCGCCAAAAAGAATCCAAGTAGGGGAGCATTTTAGTATCTTGCTCAGTGCAAAAAGGTTTTTCCCGGTAGGCTCGCTGTCGTCTCGTTCCCATTGCGAAACTGAGACATGGGAAATCTTCAACGCCTTGGCTAACGTGCGCTGAGTGTGGTTTAAGTCTTTCCGGCGCGCTCTGATGCGCTCCCCGATCGATAGATTTTTCATTTCCATAGTTAGCTAATGCTAATTCTTCTTGACTAAGTTTTTGTTACCTTCTATTTTGTTAGCTATGGCTAACATGAGAGGTTCAAAAATGTACAAATCGGATGCTCTTTCCTTTTTTGGCACTAAAACACGGCTTGCTAAAGCCGCTGGGGTCCGTCTTTCTTCAATTTACAAGTGGGGTGAACTTGTACCAGAAGGGCGCGCGGCACGTCTTCAGGCTGCTTCTGAAGGTCAACTTCACTACGACAAAGATGTTTACGACCAATATCGTAATGAAAAACGTTCTGGTGAGGTGAATCATGAAAATCAGGCATGAACGCATTCGCGAGGCCATGAATGCCTGGGCGCTTTATCCAGGTGGCCGTAAAACGCCTGTATCAGCAATTGTCGACGCTTACTTCTCCATGGGTATGACAACCCCAGAGCTTTACGACGACAGCCACCCTGACGCACTTAGCCGCAATATCCAGAAGATTTACCGTTGGATTGAAAGTGATTCGCCTGCATCAATCGAAAAGATTGCGCAGCTTCTCCCCGCGATTGAACGGGCTATGCCGCCGTTACTACTGGCGCGGGTGCGTAGTTACTACTCTGAAACTTTCCGCGAACTTCTTCACCGCAAACAGCGTGTCGACGACGAAATGGAGGCGCTGTTCGGAGCAATGATTGCTATCTCTGACCGGATTGCTGATGGCGGCTCTTCCGGTAACACGCTGATTCACTAAGCGAGGTTCAACCATGCGTAACCAGTCTGCTGCTGAATTGATTGCTCGCCTGAAACGAGCGTATCCGGCATATGAGCCATCTGAAGGAGATTGTGCAGGCACTGGCATTCCCAAGGCCGGTTCTCGCTTCCAGCACAGACACAAAGGCCACATGGTGACGGTACTCACAGCGACAGAGAAAGATGTTTCCTACCGCAAAGCCTGCGGGGCTATTGGCTGGGTGGGATTGAGAGAGTTTTTACGGCTACACAATGAGGTTTCGGAATGAACAATCAGGTTTTTGAAATTGTTCAGGCCATGTCGGGGCAGGGGAACTGCATAACGATCCCCGGACCGTATCTGGATTTCTTTGCAGGAGACAGGCAGCAGCATTTGCTGGCGGCCATTCTCAATCAACTGGTGTTCTGGTCGGGCAAGTCAAGTCTGGAAAATGGCTGGTTTTACAAAGAGCACGCAGCGCTTGCGAAAGAGATCCGCGCTAAAGACGGCGATGTGGTCAGAAAAGCAATGTTCAAGATTACAGAGCAGTACCTGGCGGGAGTTATTGAGGAAGAACTTCGGCAGGTAAGCGGCACGCCGAAGAAGCATTACCGCGTCGATAAGGATGCACTAATCGCCAGAATATTCCCGCAAGGGGAAAATTCAAATAAACCATTGAAAGACATGGATTCGGCTCAAGAGCCGAATGGAAACGGCTTAAGAGCCGAATCAAAGCAAGTTGTTGAAAGTAATGGAAACGGCTCTCAAGCCGAATGCATTCGTCCCAAGAGCCGAATGGAAACGGCCCAAGAGCCGAATCCTGGAAACGGCTCTCAAGCCGAATCCTATCTCTATACAGATCTTAAAAACAGATCACTACATACAGATCATAAAAACCACGCGGGAGAGATTCTTCCTGTGGATAACTTTGCAAAATCAGGGCGTGAAACGGTCATCCCGGAAGCAAACATTCCTGACGCTACCGAAGACAGTAACCTGGCTACCGATGATGACTTCGATCTCGCGATGTGGTTCTGGTCGACCATCATCGAGATGTACGAACGCGCCGCAGAATTCGATGGAACACTGGCAAAACCAAGAGAGCCAAATTTTGTTCGCTGGGCGCAGGAAGTTCGTCTGCTGAGGCAGGAGCACGGCTGCAGCCACGCCCAAATCCGCACCATGATTGAACGCATTCAGCGCGACCAGTGGTGGTGCGGAAAGGTTCAGGACATGCCGACGCTACACCGTAAATGGCCTGAGTTGGTGCTGAAGTTGTGCCCGGTAAACCTTGCTGTCGGTGGCAATCTCGGGTTTAGCGGCAAAGTTCAGGCGGATATTCCGAAGGGGTTTAGGGGCTGAGGAGTTTTTTCAATGAAAACAACCAAATCCAAAAAAACACAATACAGCGGTGAAATCACGATGATCGAATTTCTCAAGGCCAATCCTGATTTGACCACCAGGGAAATCGCAGCTGCGCTGGGACGTGGTATGTCGTCGGTCGGTAATCAGCTTCGCCAGTTACACGGAACGGGTCAGATTACCCAAAGCGGCATGCGGAATGGCGCGGCAATGTGGTGCTTCAACGATATGCCGTTTGGCTGCGCGAACCGGCTTCGGGCGAAGTTTGAAAACCTTCTGAGGGAATGTCGCGGGGTCGCCCAGTGAAATTACAGCAATGCCCTGATTGCGGCGCGTTACCTGAGTACCACTGGAAAGATTATACGTTTGGCTCTTGCTCTGGCGCACTGAAATGCCCCTTTGACCATTACCGAGTCCAGCAAAGCTACTGGGCTGGTGGCAAGGATAAAGCCAGAAGAAAGCTGGAAGAAAAATGGGCTGAGGCGGTGAATAAAAACGAGGTTAAAAATGGCTAAGAATTCAATCGATGCATACGGTGCCAGCGGCAAGACAAACGTTCTGATGTTTGAGCCGGAAAATCTGCATATTGTCACTGACAAGGCTCACCCGCTTTACGATGAACGTATTCACTTACCTCTCAGTGAAGCCATGGTGCTGAACATCATGGACCAGGGTGTGCTGGAGCCTATTATTGTCTGGAAGGACCCAGAAACCGGGCTGTCCTGCGTGGTCGATGGCCGTCAGCGTGTCCGTCATACCCTGGACGCCAATAAGCGCCTGGAAAAAGAGGGTAAAACTCCGCTGCTGGTTCCGGCAGTCACTAAACGCGGCTCTGCTGTTCGCATGGCTCAGGCAATGGTCAGCGCAAACGAAATCCGTCAGGCCGACACGCCGCTGGGCAGAGCCAAAAAGATGGCTGATGCGCTGGAGCGCGGACATGACGAGGAAGACCTCGCGCTGATGTTCGGTGTCAGCGTCCCCACTGTACGCGCAACCCTATCACTGCTGGATGCCACTCAGGCAGTCAAAGACGCGGTAGAGTCCGGCACAGTAACAGTTAACCGTGATATACAGCTCTGTGCCGCTGGCGTACTTGTGCGGCATTTATCCCTATTCAACGTGGCCCACCATAGGGGCCAACATTATGATCCTTGTTGTGCTGCTGAGCGTAAGAGGCAATGTGGCGCGGCTGGTTGATGTACTGAGGCACTGATGAATCAATCTCAATTCCAGAAGGCGGCTGGTATCAGCGCCGGGTTAGCTGCGCGTTGGTTTCTGCATATTGATGCCGCAATGAAAGAATTCGGCATCACTGCTCCACTCGACCAGGCGATGTTTATTGCGCAGTGCGGCCACGAAAGTACTTCATTCACTCAACTGGTAGAAAGCTTCAACTATAGCGTTGCCGGACTGGCTGGTTTTGTGAAGGCAAAGCGTATCACGCAGGACCAGGCAAACTCACTCGGGCGCAAATCATCTGAGAAGGCGCTACCGCTTGAACGCCAGAGAGCAATCGCAAATCTGGTCTACAGCAATCGCTACGGCAATAAGTCAGCAGGTGATGGCTGGAAATATCGCGGGCGAGGACTAAAGCAAATCACTTTCCTGGATAATTACCTGCGATGCGGTACTGCACTAAAGCTCGATTTAGTCAGCAACCCTGAACTGCTGGAGAAAGATATTAACGCAGCCCGCAGCGCCGCATGGTTCTATACCTCAAGCGGCTGTTTGAAATACCCCGGCGATTTAATTCACGTAACTCAGATTATCAACGGTGGTCAGAACGGCATTGATGACCGACGCGCCCGATTCCTGAAAGCTAAATCTGTTCTGGTGTGAGGTCCTCATGGGCATTGAAATGATTATTGGTCTGGCAACTGCGTTGCTGGCCATTGTCGCTGGCGCATTTGGGTTAGGCCATTCACGCGGAACCAGCAAGGCAGAAGCCAAAGCCGAACAGCAGCGCACCGAAGAGAACGCCGCCGCTAATGTCGCCGTAGCAGAACGCAGGGCGCAAGCAACGAAAGAGGCCAGCGATGTACAGCAGACTGTTAGCCATATGCCTGATGACGATGTTGATCGGGAGCTGCGCGAAAACTTTACCCGCAAAACCTGAAGTCATCGATACCGCCTGCAGCTGGGTGCGGATCATCTACCTGACCGACCACGACATCGACGTGATGGACCGTCAGACGAAGCGTGATGTACTGGCGCACAACAAATCAGTGCAGGCTAATTGTCTGCAAGGCACAAGCAAATGAACATCAATAACATTAACGCAGCTTCAATCTTATGCGAACAGCTTAGGGAACTCGAAGCACAACGCGCAATCGTCGCGCGTGGGGAAGGGCTTGGTGTCACGATACAGAGTCGTTACCGATCCTCCATCTAACCCATTTAAGCCAGGCAACCAGCAAGCGTTAAAGCATGGTGGCTCACCGGGTCTGAGTTCGTGTTTTATGGGCTCTGGCGCAACATTGAAGAGATTAAGTCTCTGGAGGGTATCAGCGTGCTGTGGCTTGAAGAGGCCCACGCGCTGACAGAGTACCAGTGGAAGATACTGGAGCCTACTATCCGTAAAGAGGGCTCAGAATGTTGGTTCATCTTTAACCCTGGACTGGTCACTGATTTCGTGTGGCGTAACTTTGTGGTCGATCCACCGGAAGATACGCTGATACGCAAAATCAACTACGACGAAAACCCGTTCCTGTCTGACACCATGCTGAAGGTCATCGAGGCCGCCAAGCGGCGCGATCCGGATGGATTTAAGCACGTCTACGAGGGTGTGCCAGAGTCTGATGATGATGCGGCTATTATCAAGCTGTCATGGATTGAGGCAGCTGTGGACGCCCACAAAGTCCTTAATTTCGAACCGAGCGGGCGTAAGCGCATTGGTTTCGACGTTGCCGATAGCGGCGCCGATAAGTGCGCTAACGTCTATCGTCACGGCTCCGTTGTGTACTGGGCGGATGAGTGGAAGGCTAAAGAAGACGAATTGCTTAAGAGCTGCCAGCGTACTTATCAGGCGGCTCTGGGGCGTGATGCTGATATCGTGTACGACTCGATAGGGGTGGGCGCTTCCGCTGGTGCCAAATTCTCAGAGATAAACGAGGATCGGAAGCGTGAGAACATGAACGCTTCACGCATTAACTACCAGCGATTCAATGCTGGTGCTGGCGTGAACGAGCCGGACAATGAATACATTGGCATCCCGAATAAAGACTTTTTCGCCAACCTAAAAGCGCAAGCCTGGTGGCTGGTGGCGGATCGCTTCCGTAATACCTTCAACGCGGTAAAGAACGGTGAGCAGTACCCGGTAGATGAGCTGATAAGCATCGACTCATCCTGTCCGCTGCTGGAAAAGCTTAAGCTGGAACTTACCACCCCGCACCGCGATTTTGACAAAAACGGGCGTGTGATGGTGGAAAGCAAGAAAGACCTCGCCAAGCGTGATGTGCCATCGCCGAACGTTGCCGACGCTTTCATCATGGCGTTTGCTCCAACCGATACGGCAATGGATATTTGGGAGGCGTTAGGGGGAGGGTAAAAGCCCTAGCTGAGTGATACTCCTCGTAGGGCTTCTTTACTGTAACGGTTGCTAATTAATGGCTCTAGCTTTTTCGAGACCTAATGGGCTCAGGACGCCTAAATGTACCCTACGAAGCTGAATGTTGCCGGTTACCATTTTTGTAACTCGATAGCAACTCAGACCTTGCTCCCAAAGACGCTTCAAACCTTCATAGTTTTGAGCTGCAAATTCTTTCGACAGAGACTCATCTGCTTCGTGCATTCGCAGCAATTCTGTCAGTAATTCTTGTTCATTCATTTTTAGCCTCGCAAATACGGTCTTATCGGAAAGTTAGCTGATTAACTTGTGACACGCCTTATCAAAAAAATGAGGGCAACAGCATTATACAAAAGCTGTCTGTTTTTTAACAAATCATCTGATCTGCTACGAGTACTGAAAAAGCCGGAGAATAGTCACCATGGCGAAGAAAACAGGACGAGTCGCCACGGCGGATTCGTACGATAACTTTGTTGCCCGTGTGGGCATGCAGCAGCCTAACCAGCATGCCGCATCGACTTACAGGGCGAACTATACCAGCCGCAACCGCCTGCTCATCGAGTGGGCTTATCGTTCCTCCTGGATTATTGGCGCTGCTGTCGATTCGAAAGCGGATGATATGACCAAAAAGGGCGTGCGGATCACCAGTGAGATAGACCCGAAACGCCGTGGCATTCTCGAATCACGGTTCGATGAGCTTCAGCTTTGGGATTGCATCAACGAGACGCTGAAATGGTCCCGGCTGTATGGCGGGGCGGTGGCGCTGATTCTGATTGAAGGTCAGGCACCACTAACGCCGCTAGTGCTGGATAAAGTAGGCAAGGGCAGTTTTAAAGGCCTGGCTGTGCTCGACCGCTGGATGATTAACCCGCAACTCACCAGGCGCATTAAGGCGCTTGGCCCCAACCTTGGCAAGCCTGAATTCTATGACATCGTGACGACGGCGCAGGGGCTTCCTGCGTGGACCGTTCACCACAGCCGCCTGATCCGCATGGATGGTGTGAAACTGCCGTACCAGCAGAAAATCACCGAAAACGAGTGGGGCATGTCCATTGTCGAGCGGATCTTCGATCGCCTGACCTCCTACGATAGCACCAGCGTCGGCGCCGCTCAGCTTGCCTACAAGGCTCATCTGCGAACGGCAAAGATTAAAAAGCTGCGTGAAATCATCGCCGTGGGCGGTAAGCCATTTGAAGCGCTTATCAAGAATATGGAGATGGTCCGCCAGTTCCAGACGAACGAAGGCATGTCTCTGTTTGACTCGGAGGACGAATTTGAAACTCACTCATATTCTTTCGCGGGCCTTTCAGACCTGCTTGGCGAGTTTAAAGAAGATATTGCGGGGGCTGTTGGCATCCCGCTTGTTCGTCTGTTTCGTCAGTCTCCGAAGGGGTTCTCAACCGGCGACGCTGACCTCGCGAACTACTACGACGATGTTGGCACGCTTCAGGAGCGAGATTTACGGCCTCACATCCGCTTGCTATTCGATGTACTGCATCGCTCGGAGTTTGGCGAACCGTTGCCGGAAGATTTCACCTTTGAGTTTAATCCCCTGTGGCAGATGAGCGATACCGACCGCTCCACGGTGGCGACCAATACGACTACTGCGCTGGCTACCGCTGTGCGTGAGTTGGGTATGTCTCCGGCTGCTGCGCTGACAGATCTTAGAGAGATGTCTGACGTCACTGGCGTAGGCGCATCAATTTCTGATGAGGATATAGCAAATGCGGCGAAAGAGTGGGAGGAGGCTGAATCTGAAACCGAACCTCCGCCGACGATCGGAGCGTCAGTATCACAAAAGCCTGTTGGCGATAGTCGACCAGATAAATCAAATCGTCACGGCCTCTTACGATGGTTCACAGGCAAGCGCTGACAGCATTGCCAACATGCTCGTTGACTACTCCGGGATAATTGACGATTGGGCCGAAATGGTTGGCCGCAAGATGTTCGCCCAGGTGGAAAAGGAAGAATGGAACCAGTGGCGCTCTGTCTCAGAAGAAATCTCCGCAGGGCTGCGCGATGTGGTGGGTAACACGCCCGTTGGGATGGTGGCTCAGGATGTTGTGTATCGACAGATTCAGCTGATGAAGTCACTACCGATAGAAGCCGCAGGCAGGGTTAAGGATATTCAGCAGCGGGCGATACAGGCCGTTATCAACGGCGAGCGACCGGATCAGCTCTATGAGATGATCATGCAGTCCGGCGATGTTGCAGCCAGTAGGGCCAGAATGATAGCCCGCACTGAGATTGGACGCGCTACCGGCGCACTGACTCAGGCGCGAGCGCTGGCCGTTGGCTCTGAAGGTTACTGGTGGCGTATTGAAGGGGCTGGCACCCGGCCATCGCACCGCAAAATGAAAGATAAGTTTGTGCGCTGGGATAACCCGCCAACACTCGACGGAATGACCGGCCACGCGGGATGTTTGCCTAACTGCAAATGCTGGTCGGAAGTTCAGATACCGGAGCCGAGAAAGTGATAAATACGGCTTATCCCCTTCATTCTGACTGAAACCTCATACCCGTTAAATGTTATCAAAATGTTGTGTTTGAAAAGGCTTCATTTCCGGTCAGATAAACGCTGGTTTCAGGGCTTTAGCGGGACATTTTAATCCAGTCCATTTTCGGTGGTGCGGGTAAGAACCATTATGTTAAATAGCCCGGTATTTCGAACAATTATCCCTTTACTGAAGGTCGCCAATAAGCGGCCTTTTTTCTTGCCTGATAACAGCAGGTAACTCATGAAATATTTCTTTAAAACCCGCCTGGGGAATACTCGTTTCCAGCTCGCTGATGGCTCAGTGCTGTTCAAGGATGTGCCGATCGGACGTACTGGAGAGCAGGAGTACGACAAAACCGAGCGCCCAGAGCTTACCCCTGATGCGCGGGGGAAAATCATTGTAAGGCGAACACCTGAAGAGGTTTTCAGTGAGCGCTCAATGGCGTCCTTTGAAGGAATGGCCGTAACGATAGGCCACCCGCGAGATTTCAATGGCGACATTATTTTTGTTGCTCCTGATAACTGGCGACTACTGGCGCACGGACACATTCAGAACGTCAGGCGCGGGGAGGGCGACAAGTCCGATCTTCTGCTTGCTGATGTCATTGTCAAAAGCCCTGAAGGACTCCAGGCAATTGATGATGGCGATGATGAGGTGAGCTGTGGTTACGACGCAGACTACGAACAAATCTCACCCGGCCTCGCAATTCAATCTGCGATAACCGGTAACCATATGGCCCTCGTCCCTAATGGGCGTGCTGGCTTTCGTTGCAAAATAGGGGATGCTATGCCAAGCACAACTAAAAACTGGTTTACCCGGCTTCTTAAGGCCCGAAAAACCAATGACGCCGCTGAAATGGCGAATCTTGTCGATAACGCGCCGGAAAGCATTACCGGTGATGACGACGTAAGTTCTTCGATTACGCCGGGTGGTGTGGTGATTAATCTCTCACCGCAAAGCCCGCTGCCGGGTCCAGCTCTTCCGGGGACTGGTGATGCTGAAGAAGACATTCCCGCGTGGGGTAAAGCGCTGATCGAGGCGGTCGCTAAACTCGCCCCGGCATCTGCAACAGGTGATGCAGACGATGATGACGAAGAGAAGGACGAAAAGGAAGGGGCTGTTACCGGTGATGCCGCGTATCGTGCCGATCTAATTCAGCCAGGCATTCAGTTACCGTCCACTGCAAAGCCTACCGCGTTCAAGCGTTCAGTTCTGGCAACTGCCGATCAGGCGATGGTGCGCTCTATCGTGGGTGATGCCGATATCAGCAAACTGAAAAAAGCGACCGTTGATATGGCATTCAATGCTGTGTCTGAAGTGGCGAAAAACCGTAATACCGCAGCCAAAACCGCTGACGGCTTCCGCTCTATCAACTCCAACACCACCAAATCCATCGCGGAGATTAACGCTGCCGCGAAGGAACTCTGGGCTAAACGCTAACGAGGCATTCAATGGACAACACTATTCTCTACCGGATGTCTTCGGGCATCGCCGGTGCAATTTCACGTCCGCAGGATCTGACGGTTGAACCTCAGACACTGGACAGCGCGAAGGCATTTGCCGCGTACGGACTCGCCGGAAAGTTCTCCGCAGGTAAATTTGTGCCGATTGAGGCGGCTGATACGGCTGCTGTTGTTGTGGGTATATATGTTCGCCCGTACCCGACAGCCTCACAGCCTGACAAGGTACGTCAGATTGGCTCTGGCTATAACTTCGCGGGCGACTGCATGAAGCGTGGTTATGTGACGGTGAACCTCGGCGCGGATGCCAGCGCTGTGGCGCTTGGTGGTGAAGTTTATATGCGTGTAGCCACTCCATCCGATACCAGCCCGCTGGGTGCCTTCCTCGCTGCTGCTGATGGCGAAAACACCGTTCAGCTCACCAACGCTTATTTCAATGGTCCTGGCGATGCCAACGGCAACATTGAACTGGCCTTTAACATTTAAGGAAATCGCAAATGCCAATGACATTTGACCAGGCAACAGTCGACAGTTCTGGTGCCTTTCTCATTCACGAGCTGGAGCGCCTCGATCAAACGCTGAACCTGCCACTGACCTCCCAGACGTGGAGCCGTGATATTCAGCTGCGTGAAGACGTTTCTATCGCTGACGAAATCAGTTCCTTCACCAACACCACCTTTGCCGCTGCCGGCACACCTAACGCCAACGGTAAAAACTGGATCAGCCCGCTGGCCACTGCGATTGCAGGCGTCAATGTTGATATCGAGAAAAAGGGCTTCCCACTGGAATTATGGGGCATGGAGCTTGGCTGGACAGTTATCGAACTGAATGCTGCGGCACAGGTCGGGCGTCCTATCGATACCCAGAAGTACGATGGCATGCAGCTGAAGTGGAACATGGATACCGATGAGCAGGTTTATATCGGTGATGCGGCGAAAGGCGCTAAAGGTCTGCTTAACCTGTCTCAGGTGACGCCGACCAACGCGACCAAACCGTGGGCGACCTCCACTGCCGACGAGATCCGCTACATCGAGCGTGACAACGACGGCAACAAAAGCACAAAGGATTACCCTCTGCTGGTGGATGTTCCCGTCGTCTTTCCTCGTGGCGGCGGCTGTACGCTGACTTTCCCGGTCAAAGAAGGTGATGAGTGCCTGGTTATCTTTGCCGACCGCTGCATTGATTTCTGGTGGCAGAGTGGCAGGGTACAAGAGCCGGTAGACGGCCGTATGCATGATTTGTCGGATGCGTTTGCTATTGTCGGCCCGCAGTCACAGGCGAAGAAAATTAGCGGCATTAGCACCAGTGCGGTTGAACTGCGCAGCGATGATGGGGCGGCAAAGTTGAGTCTTAACCCTGCCAGCGGAGCAATCAACGGTACGGCGCCGGGAGGTTTTAACCTGAACGGCCTTCAAATTCTACCTGACGGACGCCTGCAGTTGGTGGACGGCTCAATTGTCGATAAGCATACACATGGTGGTGTTGAATCTGGTGGGAGCAATACAGCTCCGCTGGGAGGATGATGTGCGATACCGACGTGAAGACGATGACGGAGATTACACTTTTGGTCAGGGTGATGACACCTGGCTGGTAAACTCTCCGGAGGCCGTCGCGCAGGCTATTAAAACGCGCTTCCTGCTCTGGTATGGTCAGTGGTTTCTCGATATCACAGAGGGTACGCCGTGGATTCAGTCCGTACTCGGAAAGCAGCGACCCGAAGCCTACAACCTAGCTATTCGGCAGCGCATTCTTGAAACACAGGGCGTCAGCTCTATCACCGCATTCAACACTACCGTTGACGGCCGTACACGCCGTGTAACGTTCACAGCAACGGTAGAAACCATCTACGGAACCACGACAGTAACCTCGGAGGCGTAATGTCTTTGGACCTCGACACACTCGGCTTATCGGCAACGGTAACCGCTGAGGGGATAGCCGCACCCGATTATCAAACGGTACTGGACACTATCACGGGATATTTCCAGCAGATTTATGGTCTTGATGCTTACCTGGAGCCTGACAGCAAAGATGGCCAGATGGTAGCGCTGGTGGCACTGGCCATTCACGATGCCAACAATACTGCTATTTCGGTTTACCGGTCATTCTCACCGGCGACGGCGTTGGGGGATGCACTGACGAGCAACGTCAAAATTAATGGCATCACCCGGCGTTCAGCGACAAATTCAACCGTTGACCTTCTTCTGACTGGCACAGTCGGCACTACTATCACGAATGGCTCGGTGCGCGATAGCAATAGCGTTATCTGGAATTTACCTGCGACGGTGGTTATCGGTACTGATGGGACGGTAGTTGCTACAGCCACGTGTGCCAGCACCGGCGCAGTAGCTGCGCTGGCGGGCAGCATAACCACCATCAACACACCTACTCGGGGGTGGGCGTCGGTTACAAATCCCCTGGCGGCGACCGTGGGCGTTGCAGCGGAAACTGACGCGCAGTTGCGTGTCAGGCAGTCACAGAGCGTAGCGCTGGCCTCACTGACGCCGTTTGATGCGGTGGATGGTGCAATTGCTAACATTGAGGGCGTGACCCGTCACAAGCTGTTTGAGAACGATCAGGAGGTGACTGATTCGAACGGTCTACCACAGCATTCTATCTCGGCGATTGTCGAGGGGGGAGACGCGACAGAAATCGCTAACACCATCCGCAGCGTTAAGGGGCAGGGCGTATCCACTTACGGCACAACAGCGGTGATAGTCACCGACAAATACGGTAACCCCTACACAATTCGCTTTTCCCGCCCGGTGAACGTGCCAGTTTATGTGTCGATAACGCTCAAGGCTCTGACTGGGTATAGCTCTGAAGTAGGAGAAGAGATTAAGGTGGCCGTGGCTGCATATATAAACTCTCTGGCTATCGGCGACAGTGTGCTGCTGAGTCGCGTTTACTCCCCGGCTAACCTTGGCGTCGTTAGCGGCGGCAATGCGCGTTATTACGACATCATGGAACTACTGATCGGACGTTCTGCTGATGATGTGGCTGCAGCCAATGTGGTTATTGCATACGATGAATCGGTATCCTGCAGTGTGGGTAACATTGATCTGGTGGTGATGCCATGAGCAAATATACCGACCTGATCACCAATTATCACGCTGGAAAGCCTAAATTCTTCGACCATGTAGATTTATCGACCCGGCCTCTGATTGATATTTCCACTGCGACTGCCGGGCTAATCAGTGCTTTTGATGTCGATACCGCCGTGGGCGACCAGCTTGATATCCTTGGCAAATGGATAGGAGTATCCCGCGCTGTAGCAGCACCCATCACCGGCGTATTCCTGCAGTGGGATAAGGAGCGCGTTGGCTGGGATCAGGGTATCTGGCTGGGGCCTTATCAGTCCACTGATGCGCTGACGTATCTCAGTGATGATGTCTATCGCGTGGTGCTGAAGGCCCGCATAGGGATAAACAACTGGAACGGCCAGAACGGCACACTGCCGGACATTCTGGAAACGGCGCTTGAAGGTACCGGTATAAAAATGATTATCCTGGATAATCAGGATATGTCGATATCGGTTTTAATCGTCGTGGATGATGAATATATCATTCCCAATATTGACCGGTTGATATTTGACTCGGCAATTAACCACGGGCCGTTTATTCCGCTTCCGGAAGGCTATGAGCCATCCCGCTACGATATAAACCCGATAGACAAACTTCCCTCTGAATTTGTCTTTGTGATTCGTGCCGGATTGCTGACAGTTAAAGCTGCCGGGGTGCGGATAAGGGAAACAATTACACCGTCCAATGGATATAAATTCTTTGGTTTCGATGTTGAAAATAACTACACAGCTGGATTTGATTCCGGCGCATGGGGAGAAAACTTCTGATGGCTGAGAATAATTTTAAGCCGTTTGCCGTTGGTGCAGGTGCAAATGTGTCTTCGCAGACAGACTGGGAAAAACTGGTGGCGCTATCTACCGGTTTCACTGCGGGTATAGCCCGTTCAGACCAGGTCAACAAAGCATTACGTCAGGCAACAGTTATTGCCAGCGTTCTGGCTCAGTTTATTGCGAATAAAACAAACTCAGATGTACTTGATGATGGTGATACTGATGCGTTGCTCATCAAATTAGTTCAGGCTTTAAATCTTAGTGGTGACGAGCGCTTTCTGAAGACTGCAAACAACTTATCTGAAATATCAAATAATGGAAGCGCAGCCAAAGCGAGTGCAAGAACGAATCTGGGGCTGGGGTCAGCAGCCACCCGCAATACGGGAACTGATGGTGATGCTATCCCCTTGTTGTCCGGCGTAAACGTATGGTCCGCCACCCAGTCTATGGCTGGTTCCGGAGAGGTAGATAACGGAGAGGTTCGTTCCGCGGCTGATATGTTTTATCCCTATGGAACCAGCGGAACAATGTGGTCTGAATTCTATAGCTCAGACATTTCAGAAGACCATTTTGAACACCGTATCGTGGTTAGTAAGAGCGGTGCCCGTAAGTACTTTCGTTTTAAAGAAAGCGGAGAGTTATCTGCCGAAGGAGATATCAAGGCCGGAGGTGGCGTTTATGATAAAGGTGGTCGTGTATACAGTCCTGATAATAAACAACCGCCCAATTATATTGATGAAATAGGAGCGTACGCTTTTGCCTGGTATGATGGGGCAGTTGAATATAACGCTACGGTAAGTGGAACAGCGCTGTTTCCATCAACCGGCGACGGAAACCATTCCTCATCGGCGCTAAGCGGAACATGGCGCTGCATGGGGCGCACTGAAACAATAAATGATCAGCACAGAACGACCCTCTGGCAGAAGATTGCTAATTAATCTGGAGTAAAAATAATGGCTTTATATAAAACGGGCAACCCTGTCCCGTCTTCTGCTATGCCTGATGTTTGGGATAATAACCGTGTTCAGGATGAAATACTGAATAGCGAGGAGTTGGAAGTCGAGACACGCACAGGGATTATGACACCAACCTGGAAAGGCGTATTAAAGAAAAACGAAGACGAAATTGAAGAAACGCGGCAGAACCTGATCCCTCTCAGCCGGCAGTATATGACTCTGTCAGCCGCTCAGGCTGATATTGTGAATATCCCGGATGGATCGACGACCTATGTTCGCAGCGCGGATGGCAGTTCACTTGCCGATGAGTACATTAACAACGGCGGAACACTGGAGGCTACCGGGCGGAAAATGCCCTCACAAGCAGCGGTTGATGAAATCAGTGACAGGATTCCATACGTACCCAGCCCGAATTATAAAGTCCCTTTGATTGTTGATGAAGACGACAATGTCGCGGTCTGGCTGGAAAATGGAAAATTAAACGCCGTTGCCCTTTCTGATGATATTCGTGACGTTTTAGATACGGACTACCCGGATAAAGTCCCTTTGATTGTTGATGAAGACGACAATGTCGCGGTCTGGCTGGAAAATGGAAAATTAAACGCCGTTGCCCTTTCTGATGATATTCGTGACGTTTTAGATACGGACTACCCGGATAAAGTCCCTTTGATTGTTGATGAAGACGACAATGTCGCGGTCTGGCTGGAAAATGGAAAATTAAACGCCGTTGCGTTACACGATGACCTTTTAAACGGTCTTTTGACCTCAAGTGAACTAAGCAGCACTCTTCTTGAGAGAACTCTTTTAACTAGCGGCTCTACCGCATGGAAGTTCAGAGCGAAGAAAGCGAAGCTGGACATCGGTATAAGCAGCAAATTAAAAATCGGATTTACTGGCGATTCATGGACAGAGCACAGCACAATTCCACAGGTATTTGCTGATTACTTCTATGCGAAATATGGTAAATCTGGTGACGGCTGGATACAGCTCAATATCGATAACCCGAACCAGTTAAACGGTATTGTTTTAGCGCGTGACGGCTGGTCTGTTTATGATGCGTCAGCGACGTCTGCTAACCCGCCATTCCCTACAGCAATGGACGGTCAGTACATTTATGCGACTGGCACGGCTGCGACACTCTCTATCAGCAATCTGTTTGATACGTCTGTTCAGATATTTTATTACGATGGCACTGGAACGTTCAGATACTCGGTGAACGGCGGTACACCTGTCGTTATCACTGGCGCGGGAACAAACAAAATTGTCAGTGTGACTGTTTCTGGCCTGAACATAGCTACGGCAACGACACTTAGTATCGACTTGACCGGAAATACTGGCACCGTTGTTATTTACGGTTTTTACGCTAATGGTACCGGGAATGGCGTTGAGATTAACAAAATGGGAAACGGCGGCATAACTGCACCGCAGTACATTAAAACGCTGTCGTATCTCTCACAGACCGGAACGGTTGTCGCGCCAGACGTCCTGATAATGATAATCGGAACCAACGATTTCAGAACCAGCGTCACGCTGCAGGCATTCCGTGACGGCCTGACATGGTGGCTTAACGCCTGGAAATCGATAGTCCCTGACAGCGCAATCATTCTTGTTGCCCCTGCGCAATGTAACGCCTCAGGCGCTAATCCTCTCGCGTCGTTCAGGGACATTATGCGAGACGTCGCAATTACTGCGGGCGTTGAGTTTTACAGCCTGTACGACTTTATGAATACGACTTATGCGAAAAGCAACGCAGAGGGTATGTGGTTAGATAACCTTCACCTCAGTAATGCCGGTGGTCGCTTTCTTCTTAATCAAATTAACGCACACTTTCTGGAGCAATAATTATGCCGGTTAAACTAAAAGGTATTGTCCTGCCGTCCACCCTGACCTACCCAAAACTGGACTCTTTCAGCCTGTTTAGTGTTATGGCAGAAGTCCCGGTAACGGATGGTCTTGTCGGCTCATATTTTGTTGGTTCTCGTAACGCAGACCCGCTTTATAACTTTGCAAATCCGTCTCTGCCGTTAATCCCGTATCTGAGCCCGGATTACACTGACCCTAAGTTTTCTCTGTTGAGTATTGGGCGTGGGTATTTTGACACACAGATAGCGCCCACAACTACGCAGACTATCGTTGCTATTGCGAAGGTGCCTGCTGCTACCGGCGTTATTGCGTCAAACTATTATAAGGATGGCAGCAACCAGATTAGCGGCGATGCATTCCTTGAGAATATCTCTACGACTAAATCACTCCGCTATTACGCACAATCCAGCACTAACGGTACTACACAGGCATCGCGTGATATATCTGCCCTGAATATCGGTGATTTTTCGGTTGTTGGCGGTAAAATTACAGCTGATCCAACGGTTGGGGCCTGGACAATGTCTGACTCTGCCGATCCGGGTGTATCGTCAGCCACAATGGCGGCCAGGGTATTAAATGCCAGGACATTACGTATCGGTGCCAGCTACGCGGCAAATGAGTTTAACGGTGATATCGGTATCGCGGCGGTGCTGATTTACAACACCGATATTGGAGGCCCAAACATGACCACAGTTATGAACTGGATGCGTAATGTTGTTGGTGTGCAGGCGGGTATCTGGAGCGCACCGAAGGGGTAACACATTGCGGCTGTCATAATAATTGATAGCCGCAACCTCGCTTGATCTTCCCTCTCAATAAAACTACTGTATGCATAAACAGTATTTATGGGAGGGCAGATCATGGGGTTCCCGTCACCGGCTACGGATTACATTGAGACCACGTTAACAGTGAATTCTCTGTGCAACATCACCGCAAACTCGCGAGTTATCCCAACCGACCGCGGGTATGTTGTTCTGGACTTATCGCTGAAGGTAAAGCAGGGAAGTATTCTGCTCATTCGTTCTGCTGGAGAACTTCAGTTTGCAAAGCTAATGGGTAGATCGTTCATTACGGTAGAAGGAGAATCGATTGAGGGTGATGCCATGGATGAGGTTGAAGTGCTCGGAGTTGCATCGTACGTGATCAACGATATGAGGCAGGATGATAGCCCTGTTTGAAGGGGGTAAAAATGGGGCAGATTTTGGGGCAAAATGGCGTTTGGGGCACGGTTTGGGGCAATCAAATGTCCGCATTTGTCCGCATTTGTCCCGAAGTCAACCGAGCTATATCGTTGAAAATATTGCAGATCATTGAATTTGCTAAACTAATTTTTTGCATGCCATAATAAAGTTAATATTTAGGCAACCGCGATCAAAAAAATTGCGCTGTTTGCAGCGCCGCGCGAGGTTATTGCGTAAACTTTAAAAACTTTACCAACTCGCTGTTTCTTTAAGGTCATTTGTACGCTTTACTCACCGGCTGCTGCGGCGCGGAACGAGTGTGGCGGCATATTTTTGTTTGGAAAGGATACTTGG